CCTTTCTATCTGTTCCAAATAATTGATCGTCAACTAATCTAGGCATCAGTTTATGCTTTTAACTACTTGTGTTGAATCAGTACCCGAACTTATTATAATTGAGCCACTAAAAACAAGTCCATATAAAATCGGAATCGGAACACCACTAGAACTGACGTTTTGGATACCACTAAAATTATATGACCCCCTAATACTTGGATCAGTGTCACCAACTGAAGAAACATTATTTGTTGGTATCTCGGGTGTAAGTAAATCACTTGCTAAAGTTAAAGCTGCTGTTGTTAATAAAAGACTTACACCACCTGTTACAAAGGCAGTCACAAAAGTACCAAAATTATCAGCAACAAAATTATAAACATCTTCAAAAAAGTCAATAACAAAATCTGATCCCACTGCAACTGGAATTATTTGAATATCACCTTGACCACTTGAAGCTACAAAGTCTTGTGTTATAACGCGCCCACCCATTTTTATTTTATATATTTGATTATTCATGTGTTTTTCAAGTCCAACAAAATTTGCTTTTAAAAAACTGTACGCTTGTTGAGGTGAATTTACAGCAGCTTCAAATGTTGATCTACCTAAAAATTTTCTAAGATTTCCATATACTTTAATTTTTTTAAGCTGCATATCTATAAACTCCTTGTAATGCTTTTTGATAGCTCAAACTTAATGGTTGTCTACAACTTAAAGCTTTAAAATTGTGATTTAATATCATACTATCACCAATATAAACAGCAACATGACTAGCTTTTCCTTTTGCACCTTTAAAAAGTAATACATCACCCTCTTTAAATTTATTATTATTTTTTTGTTTTACAAAATTTAATTTAGGTAAAGCATATTCAAACTCTGGGTTCTCTGAAAATTCTTTCATTGTTTTTGGTCTAGGCCAATATTTAATATTTATATTCTTATTTTCTTTTAACCAATCTGTCACAATAGACCAGCAATCATATTTACCCCAGATAAACTTTCTTCCGATAAGAGAAGGTGCTTTCCATCCTATTGGCTCTATGCAAATCCAATGATCTTGATTAATACTATAGATGTAATATGGAAAGCCGATATGTTCACAAGATGCTTTATCAGCCTCTGAGGCTATTGCAGCACCTACAGGATGACTATGAATCACACCAATAATTTCTCCTGTATCTTCACATTCTGCCCAATCATCAGGGTCAAGCATAAAAAACTCATGTTTTCCCTCTGCTAAATTTTTACAAGGCCAAAAAGTTTCTTGGCCATTTATTATTGCAAGCAAACCGCAAGCCTCATTAGGTACTTGGTCTTGTGCATATTTTTTGAAAGATTCTTTCCAAGTCATATCTAAAAATTAACAAAAGTTCCAACCCCGGGAAAGTCATCTCTTGTAACTAATTTTTTTGGGGCACCAACGCCAGCCAGATCAAAACTGCTTACCATTTCAAACTCAACAACATTTATATTTTCTGTTGTTTTCTTATCTATAAAATAAACTTCTTTTGGTAACTCTGCTGTTGGGTTTGGTGTTCCATATGGATTTACGCTAGATGGGAAGTTTGTTGCATCAAGAAATCTGCTTAGAGTACGTCTTCGAGTAACTTTGGCTCTTTGTAAATCGATAAAAGGAGTAGTTTTATTTACACGTAAAATAATGGTTGTAATTGTTCCAAGTAAATTTGAAAATATTAAAGTAGGTCTAGGTAACAAACCTTTTCCAGAATATTTAAAACCTTCTGCCCTACATGGCATTCTTGCGTATGTATTGGATTGCCAAACAATGTCACCACTATCTTTCATATTATTACCTGCATGAAAAAGAAAAACTGTAGCATCAGTTAGTGTTGCATTCACATTAAAAGACACATTTCCACTTGTGGACTGTGAGGTTGTTCCTGTAACTGTAAAAGTATCTGTAGCAACTGTTTGTATTGTATAGATACCATCAATCCCATTTCCAGATGTAAAATCAAGACTAAGAATCAAACCTGTAGAAAATCCATGAGCAGTTAATGAGATAGTGATTGTTGTTCCTGACTGACTATATGTAGCTGTTTTAGCAGATTTTGTGTAATGAAGATCAGGTATCAGTTCAACAGAAAATAACTCAATAATCGATTTATTAGTTAGTTCTTGTAACTGTGAAACAGGAGTTGCCATTTATGGTTCAAATACCTCCCTAAAAGTACAATTAATTATTGCTCTATTGTTGTAGGGTATTGTCTTTGTCCATGAATCACAAACATATTTACCAGCACCAGAAAGAGTAAAATCTACATTAGTTGCAACTGTTACTAATGCACTATCAGCAGATGTTGAAGTAAGCGTGAAAGTGTTTGCATCAACAGAGGAGGCAACAACATAGTCTCCATCTGTAGGGCCAGAACTAAAATCAACAGTTAATACGTCACCAATAGCAACTCCATGATTTGTAAAGGTTACAGTGATAATAGTTCCAGCACCACCACTACCATTTGACTGAACAAAAGTACCTGTTTTTGCACTAAATCCCTCCGCCGGTGGAGTAAATGAAAAACTAGCTTGATCTGCAACCCTACTTCTTAAAAAACCTTCAATGACATCTGATTCAGCCTCAGACACGTTAAAAGTTAGATCATATACTTTAGGGTCTTGAGATAAAGGAAGGCCATATAAAGCTCTAAACTCATAGCCATCTCCTAGCTTTGTTGTTCTTACTTTTGGTGAACTTGTTTTTCTCATCCCATAAGTGGGATTGATAGAGGGAAATGTAGCCATTATCTGTTTAGTAAACCTCCAGCCCTTTGTTCTTTTACAAGTGTTTGTTGAACTATACCACCAATTAACTGTCCTAGTTGATCTGCTTCAGAACCATTTCCAGCCACAGATGAGCCTTTTGCATCTACATTTACAGTAATCATATTGTTTGTTGTACCACCGCCACCGATTGCATTGTTTGGAATTATATTTCCACCTCTTGAACCCATCTGTAAAATTTCTGGGCCTCGTTCTCCTACAAGATATGAACCCCCAGCAGAAACAGGGCCACCTCTTTCTTTTTTTCCACCTAATGCACCTCCTAATACACTACCTAAAAATCCACCAAGACCTTTTCTTTCTCCACCAGACGCTGATGCACCAAATCTTTCTCCGAATTGTCCTAGTAATTTATCTATCTGAGCATCTATAATTTTATTTCTTATTCTATTTAGAACATTTGTCATTGCCTGTCCGAAAGATTGTGCACCTGTAATCGCTTCTCTTAAATTATTTTTAATGCTGCTTTCTATTTCTTCGCCTACAGCGGTCATTTCTTCTTTAAGTTTTTTTGCTGCCTCTTCATTTTTTTTAATTAAATCTTCTTGTTCTTTTAATTTGTCATTTTGATTATTTATCTCCTTGCTTATTTTTCTATTTTCATCCAATTTAGCCTTTATAGGAGCTATTAATTCATTTACTGTTTTAAGTTGTCTTTGTAAAGATTGCAATGCTTTTTTATTACTACTTTCTTGCGCTTTACTTATTCTTTGTAATAATTTTTGTCTTTCAATAAATAATCTATTAAATTCACTTTTTAAAGCTTGTTCATCACCTTCTTTTAAAGCTTTGTTAAAATCTCTTTGCTTTTGTGTAGCTTTAATTATTGCAGTTGTAAATATACCAGCAGCAGTTGCTATTGCTACAAATGGTATTGCGTTTAATGCAATAGTAGCTATACCACCAGCAGCAGCTACTTTTATTAGACCAGCACTAATAAGTGGTAACGCTACTGAAACCCCCTTTGCAGCTAAAGCTATTCCGCTGAATATTGCTGCAGTGCCAGCTAAAGGTGAATTTATAAAATCATTAACAGCTTTTAAAAGTGCTGTTAAACTTTTTGTAACTGCAATTAAAGCAGGTTCTAATGTTTTTCCTAATGTTTCTGAAAAATCTCTAAATGCTTCGCCTAATGAATCAACATTACCTGCAAATCCCTCTGCAGCAGCTTGTGCAAGTTTATTATAACTTTCTTCGACAATACTTAAAATCATGGCATGTGCTTCAGCAGTTTTATTAGTTTTCATTAACTGTTTTATTACTTCTGTCTGTTGCTTTGTAAAAGCAATACCAGAGCGATTTAAGTTTGATAAATTTCTTTCAGGGTCTTGTAATGCTTTTGCTAATTGCATAAATGATGTGCTTACATCAACTTGGTTAACTTGTGCAATATCTGCTGCTGCTTGAGCAACTCTTAAATATGAATCAACTCCAATTTTTCTAAAACTTGTTAATAGATTAAAGCCTCTTGTAAATTCTTCTTGATTAAATAAAGTCTGATTACCTAACCTGTCGGCTGCTTTTTGTAATTCATCAAGAGCAGCAGTACCTTCACCTAAATTTTTTAAACCTTGATTTAAAATTGCAATATCTCTTTCTCTAGCTGTAAAAGTGCCTATTGCATTACCGACAGTAGCAAAAGCAGCACCCACAGTTAATAATGGACCAAGCGATGCAGCTAATGAAGCACCCAATCCTTTTGCTGCAGTTGATGCTGCTGTTAAAGATGCTGTAGCTCCATTTGCTGATTTTGATAATGTTTTCGTTGCTTGCGAAGTTCTATTTAAAGAAGATATTGCATTTCTTGCTTCAACTCTTAAGGTAACTATACTTTCAGCCACTTAATTTACAAAAGTCATTTCTTATATATTACCTGTTTTTTGCCCTTTGACGATTTTTTTCTTCTCTTTCGTATTTTACTTCATAATATGCAGCCCAACAAACAAGCTCTTCTTCTGTTATAAGTTTCCTTAATTCGTTAAGTGTCTTTCCAAGTTCGGTTGCGAGAAAAAACTCAAAATTTAACCAGTTATCTCGCTTTAATCTTTTTTTGCTGTATCAATGTCTAAATTTATTTCAAATAAAAAAAGTTCAATGTCATTTAGAACTTTCTCTGGTAAAAATCTTTTTAAATTTTCAGCATCAGCAGAATGAAAAGCTTTTGTACCATCTTCATTTTGTGCAAGTTGACAAAGTAATCTAGTAGATATTGCTAACGCATCATCAGTACCAGTTGCAGCTTGTGCCTGCATTCTGTCAAATCTTGTAAGTGGTGGAAAATATAATTCTTTTAAAATTTCACCATTTGGTTTTTTTAATTCATATTTTCTTCTATTACTCATTACCTCGCTGAAAGCTTCAGTAATAAGGTCAACGGTCCTTTTTGCTGGCATATGTATTTAAATAATTAATTTAATTTACTATATATCTGATGTTATGGCACCTGTTGCTTGAAAACTAATGTTTATTTCTTGAATTTCGCCAAGTGTTGCTCCATATTCTGCGTTTGTAATAATTCCAGAAAAGCCAAACTTTTTAGCACTTGCTTGACTATCTGGGAACAATTCAAATAATGCGTCACCAGCATCACCTGTTGTTAATACATCTTCAACAAATGAAAGATAATCAGAGTTGCCAGCATTATCATAGATTAAAGTTGCTGAACCTTCACCAGATATAAGACCACCAACAAAAGTCTTTGCTGTATTACCCATTATTGTGGTTTCTTGTGTATCTTTTGTAATTGATAAAGACCAATTTCTAAGACCTGATATGTCAGCTTCTGTTCCAGCAGCGTTATGGAACATAATTTTACCGACATCACCTTTAACAGCAGCCATAACTAAAAAAAGAAAGATTTATAAATATATTAACCTTTTTCAGACTTTTTTACATCTTTTTTTGAGTTTTGTTGATTCTCCATATATCTTTTACAATTTGGATCCCAATAATTTGCATCTCTTACACCTTTAACAACTTCAATAGCATCAAGCATTTCTTCTGTAATAACAAGTTTTGGCATAATTAAAGTTCCTCATATATTTCAAATGTAATTCTTATTTGTGTTTGAAACTTACCTTCAGGGCTTGAAGTTAAAATTTCAGGTCCTATTGGCGAATCGAAAATAACATTTGAAACTGTAATATTATTGTAGAGGTCACGAAGTCTTTTGCCAATAACATAGTTTGCTCCTGCACCAATATTTTGTTCTGTAAAAATATTTAAAACAATTAGACCAACAAGACTATTTGTAGAATTAGCAGAACCACCCATAGTTAAATAGGCACCAGTTCCAAAACTTGTTTGGCATTGAACAAAAGAATCTTCTGTAGTTGTATCAAAAGACATATTATTAAATACAACAGGAATTATAGGTGCTTTATTAAGTTCATTAAAAAGTCTTTGTTCAATAGTGGATCGTACTGTGTTGAGATCAGTTGCAGCCATTACTTACTCCTAATAATTCTTCGTAATTCATTTGGTATGTATTGAGTGGTAAGTTGTTTTGCTTGTAATTCTGGAAAACCTTTTATTGTATTATTTTTAGGTAATGTTCTAAATCTACCTCCCCAACTAGGTGGTAAAGAAGTTCCATAAATCACTGGTTCAGCGTATTCAACATTATTTATAATTGTTCCTTTAAATTTTTGTATATTAGTTTTCCAGCCATTTCTTAAATTACCAGTATCGCCAACAGGTGTAGCTTTTTTTGAAAGTTCTGTCCAACGTAATGTTGTTTTCTGTACTAACTCTTGTACTGCTTCTGCCATAAGATCGTCTATTTGTTCTAATTTTATCTGCCTTACCATTATGCTCTTAAATAAAAAATGTATTTAACATCTGTATTTTCAGCTGTATCTGTATCTATCTGTATTATTGCATATTCAATTGAACTAATAATAATTTTGTCTTTTGTCGTTGGGGTAAATGTTAAATCTTGTGCAGAGACATTTACCTTTTTATCACTTTGAGAAATTAATTCATTAACCTCGCTACTTACAACATTTTCTAATAATCCTTTTACAGTGGTATCTGTTGTATCTTTTACAATTTCACCATCTGTAATGTCATAAGAAGTTTCTGTTGTTCGCCTAATAGTTATATCACCACCAAACTTCATTATGGTTTTATTAGCAACTTTTTTAAAAGAAGATGCAATACCCATTACAATCTGTATGCGATTACTGTACCGCTTGTAAGCGTAATACTTGTAATAACACCTTCTATCTTACAGTTTGATTTTAGGTCAATACTTGTAAGATCACCAGATATATTCTCAGCAACTAATGTTGCAATCACAGAATCTTTAAGTGCTTGGACACAACCAAATCTGCCTGTATGTGCTGATGTGTCGTTAATAATTTTTGCTGCTGGGTAATAGCTCATGTTAACTCCTTTTAATACCAATGTTGCCGGGACCACTTATTCTTAAGCCTGTAAAATAGCGTTCAAATAGTGGCGGTACTCTATCAGCACCTACAGCACCATAAAAATTTGGTGTTGCTTCTATATTACCAAGCTTAACAGTTTTGTAATCCTCTAGGCCACTTAATCCTAATCCGTCACGATTGTTATTCAAATAAACAGCAAGAATAACTTGTGCCTTTTTAACTTGTTCTGGTATTTCTGTTTCTGCAAAATAATCTGTTGATATTCTAAATGGGAAGCCAATTGAATATGTGTTGATATAGGTATCTGGTTTTCTTACACCTTGTCTAGGCCATTGTAGTGCTTGTGTATTTGTTACTCTTGCTCCTAAAAATCTTTCACGGTCAACCCTAACCGCAGCAGTAAATAATGCTCTATTTTTATTATCTGTTGATGAATTATCCCAAGCTGTTACATCATCATCCAGAATTAAACCTTCGACAATTGTGTTTGCGTCAGACAAAGTTATATAACTATTTGCTGATGCTCCTCCTACTGTTGCGTCTATCGTGATTGCCATTTTCTTTTACTTTTGATTTCTTTTTTTTAGAGGGAACAGAGACCACCGCTTTGGCAGCCTCTTGCTCTCTCATTCGCTTAAAAGCGAACATTCCCATTAGCTTGAAGCACCTTTGAGTGCAACAAAGTTAATAACAATGGCTTCACTTAATGAACCAGCAGAAACATTAGAAACTGTGATTGCAAAAGAACCAGCAGCAATAGTGTTTGCAGCTACTAGATAACTGCCAGCAGTACCACCAGAACCATGATTAACTACAACAACATCAGTTGCAGCAATTTCACTATTGGTAACTGTAAATGATACTTCTGCAGCAGCAGCCAAAGCTGCGTTATTCATAGTGATCTGACCTGACTCTGTATTAAGAGTTACACCTGTAGATTTGTTTGTTGCTTGTGTTACTGTACCGCCTTTTGTTGGTCCAGTTAACTTACCAGCAGTAACCTCGAATAAACTTGGCATGATTTAATTACCTTTAGTCTTGAGTGGATACGTTGGTAGCTCTTACGATACCAATGTTTTTTGTCTCGTAAACTTTCGACCAGTTAGCTACGGTTGCAAGTTGTGTTCTGTTTGGGTTTGTTGTTGTAACAGCCCACTTTGAACCAACAGGATGATATGTATAGTGAAGATCAATAGCCATAGCATCAGACTTTGCCAGAATGTCTCTGTCTGTTTCTGTTGTAAGGCCAGCTTGCTCGCCACTTGCTACTGCACCAGCAGTAAAGAAATATGTGCTGTACTCTGTTGAAGAACCACTACCAGTAGTTGAAACATCATCAGAAACAATAACTCTTAGTCCGCAGTATGTTGGAACTGTATCGTTCCCACCAGCATATGCAGGGGCAATAGTACCACCACTTGCTGTTGCAGAACCGCCATTTCCATCAGATGCAAGAACATAGTCAACCATTTT